GCCATCGCCTGGATGCCGCCCTCGATGTTCGTCAGGCTCAGCGCCATCTGTGCGGCATAGCGCGCCGTCTGCGTGTCCACCTGGCGCAGCGATTCCAGCGACTTGCTCACCGATTCGCTGGCCTTGCCGTTGTCGCCCAGCACCGTGCCCGTGCCGCTGTTCGTCTTCGCAAAGGATCCACCACTGCCACCACCACCGAACAACGACACCCCCAGCCCCGCCAGGGCCGCAGATGTGGCCGCCAGCGCCGCCAAATTGAACGGGAAGGGCAGCCCAGCCATGGACGACACAGCGGCCTCCACAGCCGATGCCGCCGTGCGCACGCCCGATTGCGCCAGCGACAGGATGGTGAAGCCCGATTCGCTGGCCGCCTTGGTGCCGTCGCCCGCCACCTTGGCGCCCACCTCAGCCTGGATCAGGCCCGACTTGATCAGCGCCGCCTGCGTGGCCGCGCCCAGCTCAAAGGCCCGGAAGCCACGCTCAGCCGTCTCCATCAGCTTGAAGCCGGCGGTGTGCTCACCGAAAAAGCCCTTGGCAGACCCGGTCAGCGCCGCATAGCTGTTGAGTTGCTGAGCGAACCAGCGGGCATCCACCGCGGCGAGCTTCTCCGAGTTTGTGCCCGCAGCCTTGCGCGCCTCGTTGTACTTCTCCTGCTCATCCACCAGCTTGCTGAAGCCCTGAACGAAAGCGCCCAGGCTCTGGCTGGCCTTGTCGAAGCCGGCTGACAGGTCGGTGCCAATGTCGCGGCTCAGGTAGCTGTCGACCACGCTGGTGCCGGCCTTCTCGCGCACACCTTGCTTGGCCGTGGCCAGCTTCTTCTCGATGTCGTCCAACTGGGCCTGCAGCTGGTCGGCCATGCCGGCCTGGCCATCGGCCCGCATCATCGCGATCTGGTTGACCAGCGTGGTGCGCAGGCGGGCGGCATTGCGCTCCAGCTGCACCACCGCGACCTCGGCTTCAGCCTGGGCCCGGGCCAGCGGGCTGGTGATCTGCTGCGCCATCGCGGTGGCCGTCTGATCGGCCAGCTGGGTGGCGAACTGATCCGCCTGGGCCCAGCTCTGGGCCCAATCCTTCGCATGCTGCTGAGATTCGGCCAGGGCCCGCGCTTCTTCCTTGGCGCGCTGCACCAAGGGCAGGCCCTTCAGATCAGCCTGAGCCGAGGCGCGCTGGCCGCCCAGATCCACCAGGCGGGCCTGCTGCGTCAGCTTGCCCGCCTCATCCTGCGGGGTACGCTTCTTCTCGGCTGAGATCTCCGCATCGATCATGGCGATGCGCTCGCCAATGCGCTTTGCTTCGATCTTGGAGCGCGCTTCTTCGTAGTCGCGCACGCTGACCAAGCCCATGGCGCGGTTGATCTCCAGGCGGCGCTCCTGGTCTTGCGCGATCGACAGGCGCAGCGTGCTGGCAGAGCGGGCATTGGCCAGGCCCAGGGCCACATCGGCCGCCTCACGGGCCATTGCATCGCGGTCGACGTTGGCGCGGCGGATCTGCGCCAGGTCGCGCTCTTGCTGGTCTGGGCTGATGGGCGTGCCAGCAGCGGCCTGCTCATCCACCACCTGCTGGTAGTCACGCAGAGCGCGCGTCAGCTTGGTTTGGGCATCGTACTGATCTCGGATATTGGCCAGGTACTTCTGACCCATGATCACGCGTTCGTCAAACACCTGACGGGCAGCACGGGTCGTTGCACTGGCGTCATCGCGCAGCTTTTGCTCTCGCAAGTGCTGCAAATTGGCCTGAGCCTCATCCACACCGTAAAGGTCCACACCCTTGAAAAGGGAATGGTCGGCCATGCCCTTTTTCGATGCCAGCACGGCTTTGGCCTGTGCAATTTGCTTGTCGATGCTCTGCTCACGATCAAAGCCGAGCATTGCATCCCACGCCGACTTGGCGCCATCCTTGACAGCATTCCAACCTCTCTCAAGGGCGCCCAAATTGGCCAGCAAAGCCGCCCCACGCTCCGCCATCATCTGCGAATATGCATCCTGCGCAATCCGGGTCGCCTCGGTGGTCTTCCCCTCCAGCTCAAGCGCCACCACATGGGCATATGTCGATGCCGTCAGAAAGTGATATTTCTCATTGAGCTTGACCAGCCCCTCCGCCGGACCCTTGGCAAGAGAGGCCATCTCCTGCACCAACTCGCCCGTGGCCTGGCCAGTCGCCTTCGAGAACGACACGATCCCCTTTGCGCCAGATTCCATCACCGACTTCGCGACTTGCCCCGTCGCCACCATCTCGGTCAGAACCTCCGCCGCTTTGCCCTGGGTGCCGATGGTCTTGGAGACACCACTGGCCATCTCCGCCAATTGGCTTGACGTCACACCTGCGATGCCGCCCGTCTTGATCAGCTCGGCCCGGTACTTTTCCGACTCCATGCGGCCCAGCACCATGGCCGTGCCCACCGCCGTCAGGCCAACGCCCACCGCAACAGCCGGGTTGGCCAGGCCGGCCAGGTACTTGGTGAGCCCACCAATGGCCGGGCCCACCCCACCAAACTGGTCTTTGATCTGCCCGCCCTGCTGCAGCAAGATCGTCAGCGGGCTGGCGCCGCCCTGCAGCTGCGTCACCACGTCCGTCATCTGCGCTGGCAGGCTGCGCATGGCTGCAGCCGTCTGCGCCGCGCTCACCTGGCCGGCCTGGCCGATCCGGGCCACCGCATCCGCCGCCACCCGGGCGTTGGCGGGCACATTACCCGGGTCCAGAGAAACGCGGTAGCGGATGTCGGTGGTGCTCATCAATCAGTCCTTCTTGGCGGCTTCGGCAAACATCACCAGCGCCTCGTCTTCCAGGATGCCCAGCACACCGAAGGCGCGCTTGAGCCGCTTGCGGCCTATGCCCAGCTGATCGGCCACGATCTGGATCACTGCGTAATCCAGGCCCACAAAGCCGGCCATGCTGGTGCGCCACTGGGTGCGCATCGCGGTGAACAACATCACCGCGTCTTCGTCATCCGGCCAGTACTGCACTTCAGCCGGGGTGGCGGGCGGCCCATCACCGCCCGGGCCACGCGCCTCAGTTTTTTACGCGCGACTCCGTCAGGTTCTTTAGGTAAGCGCGGTAGATCTCCTGGCCGGCCGTGGGGCGCGCCTCCAGGAAGGTGGCGAAGTTCTCGGGCGTGAACTCGGCATCCACACCGGGCCAGCCCGCCACGATGTCGGCCAGGTATTCCGGGTCCTTGATCGCGTTGCCGGCGGCTTCACGCTCCACCGGCAGCTTCACGAAGGCATCCAGATCCTTGCGGCCCTTGTGCTTGAACACAAAGGCCACGTTCACCGGCTCGGCCTGGCCGGGCTCGCTCAAGGCCACATCGGCCTCGAACGTGGGGTTGGGGTTGAGGCTGAGCTTGCTCATCACAGGCACACGATCCGGAAGTCATCGTTGGCGGCCGAGGGCCGCAGCGTCATGCCGATGTTGCTCAGCATCACCTTGCCGTTGATCTGGTCATCCACAGCCGTGAGCACACCCACCGGCGCGTACACCAGCACCTTGCTGCCAGCTGTGGTGCCATGCACGAAGCCGAAGGCCCGCGTGGTGCCAGCGGCCATGTCGGCCACCAGGGCCACATGGGCCGTGGAGCCCAGGTCGGCCACGATCTTGGCGCTCGGGTTGCGGCCGTAGATGCCGATGGATTCCTGGCCCACCAAGGCCAGATCCTGCACATCGCAAGCGAAGTCCAGGCCAACCTCTTCGAAGCTGTACAAGGTGCCGCCCGACAGGGCGCCGGTCGCATAGGTCACAGCGCCCACGCTCACCTTGGTGGTTGCGGCCGTGCCAATGGCCTGGCCACGCTTCCAGGCCGACAACGTGGGCACAGGCGGCGCCTGCACGTTCACGCTGGTCACCAGCGCCTGGAAGGTGAAATCCAGGCTGGGCACAGCGCCCACCTTGGCGTTCAGCTTGGCGGTGCCCGCGGCAAAGTTGTACTGCTCCAGGCGGCCGTTGATGTAGGCCCAGATCGTCAGCGTCTTCATGTTCAGGCTGACCGGGGTGTATTCCACCCGGCTGCCCGCCGTGATCGTCTCGGCCATGCCGCAGGCCTGCAGCAGGTCGCCCCACTCGGGCGCGGTGCCAGCCGTGCCAGAAGCTGACATTTCCACGCTGAACGAGATCTGGCCACGGCGGCTGTACGGCAGCTTGTCAGGCGCAGCGAACGTGCCCGTCATCACATCGCGCTCGGCGAAGTTCTGAACGGTCTTCACGCTCAGGTTGCTGACGCGAATGGCCACCGCATCGGCGGTATTCGTGGGGGTGGCATCGGTGCCGGAGGTGGTCTCCAACTTGGCAAGGATGACGGTGTTGTCAATGGAACCGGGCATGGATCACTCCTGAGGGGTTTCGGTACCCGACGCATCGGCATCGGGCGCGGCATCGGGCACAGCAGGGATGGCGCCATCCACCACCAGCGCAACGTCCGGCAGCTCGGGCTCATCACCCCAGCGCAGGCCGGCCGCGCGGGCCGTCTGGGCATCGGCAGGGGTCAGGCCGCCATCGGCATCGCGGATCCACGAACCACCAGCGGTGGGCGTGATGTCCGAGCCATCGTCGGCGGGCGGAATGCGGGTGGGCTTGCTCATGAAAGCGTCTCCAGGGTCAGAGATGCAGCGCGGTGCTGCACGTTGTAGATGGCGATCACCACACCGATGCGCTCATCTGCATCGTCCTGGGCCCACTGCAGAGAGGGCGCCAAGGTGATCGAAAAACCCGCTGCATCCAGGGCAGCGGCATTGGCCGCGATGCGGCTGTGCGCCTCTTGCAGCACCTGTCCGGCAACGGTGTCGGTGTCGGTGTCGGTACCGGCGCCGCCGTTGCCACGGGCACGGCCCAGGCACTCCAACACCAGTTGCGTGTCGTAATCCACCGGCGCGCCATAGCCCGCCAGCGGCTGGGGAACAGACCGCCCCAGGCGCACGTTCACGGCCTGAGGCGTATCCGCGCTCACAGCCCGCGTCCGAAAGCGCCCCACCTGGCCACCAGCCACAGCCGGCGCGCCCGTCAGGTGCGCTTCGATCAGGTCCACCAGATGGGCATGGGCCAACATCAGCCTTGCTCCACCTCGAAGCTGACCATCATCGTGCGGCGGTCCAGCTGGGGCTCTGTGGCCACCGTCCAGGCTTCGGCGCCAATCGTGATCGGCGCGCCCTCGACTGTGGCAGCGGGCAGGTCAGCGGCCAACGCCACCACCACAGCCCGGCCGGACTGGGCCAACACACCGCCCACCATCAGGTTCGTGGGCCGGTCAGTGAACTGCACGGCGAAGCTCACCCCACCCACCACGGCCTGCGCATTGGCCATGCGGCGCATGAGCGCCTCGCCCATGCGGGCGCCAGCCTGCGCAAAGCCATCGGTGGGGAGGGTGATCACGCCCATGGTGCAGATCAGCGGATCACGCCGTCCACGTAGATGCGGCCGGTGGTTTCGCCGTTGGCCTTGGCCACCGTGAACGCACCGATCAGCGTGTTGGCGCCAGCCGTGGCCGTCACACGCTTGTTGGTGTTGTCCCAGTAGGCCTTGGCGCCCTGGGTGGCGGTGTCGGTGCTCAAGGCGGTCAGATCGAAGACGCCCTCGGTCTTGGCCTCCACGCTGGCGCCATTGGCCGCGTCAGACGCGGCCACACCGAACAACGAGCCCACCAGCAAGCCGCCACCAGAGGCGACGGCATAGGGCGCGATCAGGGTGACGGTTTCACCCTCGTTGACAAAATTCTTCATACAACCTCTGTAGGTGGTTGGTGGTTGCTGTTCAGCCTGGCCGCATCACCGATGAAGCCAGGCCATCACGATCAGGAGCCGTTCGAGCGGCACAGGCCACGGTGGTCGATCACCTTGGTGGCGAAGTCCTCGCGGCACTTGAAGCTCAGGCCGTCGACCTCGAAGCCCACTTCGCTTTCGATGACCGGGCCTTCTGCGCCGTCCAGGTAGCAGTACTCGACCGTGTCCACCTGGCTGCTGTTGGCGGCCAGATACCACTGGGCAGCGCTGGAGCCATCCAGCACCGGCTCCACGATCGGCTCCAGCGCGGTGCGGCCACCGGTGCGGAACTCGTTCACCTCGCTCTTGGTGGCGGGCGTGTACTGCGAGCTGGTCAGCTGGTAAGCCGTCTGTTCCAGATCGGTCGGCACGATCAGGTAGGCCGGCGCCAGGTTCAGCTCTTCAGACTGCATGCCCTTCTGCTTGCGCATCGCCTTGCGGCCATCGCTCAGCGCCGTGAACTGCAGGGCCGAGCCAGCGCCCGTGAGCAGGTTGCCGTGGCCGGCGTTGAACAGCGCGATGCCATCGGCCAGGGGCGCGTTGGCCGTCAGCTGGGCGTAGACCATGCGGTTTTCAAGGCGGGCCGAAGCGCCGCCGAAGCCCGTCACCATGCGGTCGAAGGCGCGCAGGTCATCGTTGATCACAGCCTGGCGCGACAGCGACACAATGCGGCCGTAGGTCAGCAGCTGATAGGTCTCGGCGCCGTCTTTCAGGGTGCCGTACTTGAACTCGCCGTGCTCGTTGGTCTGCAGCAGATCGGGCATGGCCGACATCTGCACCACGCTGATGCTCTTGAAGTCCGGCGCGTTCGGCGCGCGGCGGGCCCAGCGGGTGTAAGTGCCGGGGTTCTCTTCGTAGCCCATGCGCAGGCGCTTGTTGGCCACGTTGGACATGAGCGACGAGAAGTCGCTCACCGTGTTCAAGCCACCGCTGCGGAAGGTCAGCATGCGCGTGGCCAGCGTCATCTTGTCCATGCCGCGCGTGTTCACACCGGCGGCGGCCAGCATGTCGCGGCCCACCTCCAACAGCGACATGCCACGATACTGGCGGCCGTTGTCGGTCAGCTGGGCGCGCGCATCCACGCGGGCCAGCATCGCCTCGCCGATGCCCGCCATGCGGGTTTCCAGCTCATCGCGCACGGTCTCCACGCGCACGTTGGTGTGGCCACCGGCAGCGGCATCGCGGCGGGCCAGCTCATCCAGCACGGTGCTGCGGGCATCGTCCAGGCTGCGGCCCGAGCGGATCAGGCCAGAGGCCAGGCTCGGCAGGTTGTGGCGGGTGCACAGGTCGATGATGTCAGCGGCGGCATTGACCTGGTCAGCGCCGCGCTGGGCTTCGCCGGCACCGGCATTGCCGGCGCCCACGATGGTGGTGGTGATGGGCGTTGCGGGTGCGCCGCCCGAGGTGGTGTCAGCCTGGTGAGGCATGGAAGTCTCCAAACGGGAGTTGATGGGCGCACTCGCCCGGACGAATTCGCAAGGCAGGCCGTTTTGATGGCTGCCATTGCGAGCACTGGAATCAGCGGCCTGTTGCTGGCCGCGCGTTTGCGCGCCCGGATCAGCGGGCACGGTGACAAAAGAGATTTCCTGCGGGGTCCAGCGCACAGCGCGGTACAGCGGCAGGTTCACGCCATCGGTGCGGTCCTGAGCGCGCACGATCTCGTAGCGCTCGACCGAGTAGCCAAAGCTGATGCTGCGGATGATCCCGGCCTTGATGTCGGCCACGATGCCAGCCAGCTCTTCGCGCTGACTCAAGCGCAGCAGGGCGCGGCCTTCGCCGCCATCGATCCAGCCGCGTGTGGCCACGCCCAGAATGGACGCCACACCGCCATAGACCTTGTGGCCATCGAGCACCTGAACCACACCAGCTTCGAAGCGGGTCATGTCCACCGCATCGGTGCTGACCACGAGCTCTTCTTCGTAGAGGGTGTCGTTCCAGTAGTCAAAAGCCCGGCGGCGCGAGCCGGTGGTCCAGATCACCTCGACGGTGTTGTCCGTCTCGTTGTACGTGGACGGGACCAGGGTGGCCGCACGAACCTGCGGAGGCAGGTCGTGGGTTGTGACATCGGTTGGGGTTTCGGTGCTCGGCATGAGCAGACACTGTGCCGAGCGGGTTGTCTCACGTCACCGGAATGAGTGAGACAGAATTGAGTGCGTGCGCAGGGAATGAAAAACCCCGCCGAAGCGGGGCACTGGGTATCGCCCGCTCTGTCTCCAGGCGGGCTGTGGGGTGGGCTGCTTAGATCACGCTCAGCGCGTGGGCAGCAGGGCCAGGATGAGGGTGTCAATCGCTTCATTTTCAGAGCCCCACAAAATTTGGAGACCACATGCGACGAGCTGCCTCGGCGGGCGTCATCATTCCCCGCGCGAGCACAAGCCCGGATGTGACAGATCCCACACCCGGCACCACCACAGAGTCGTCAAACAAAAGTGAGGGGCAATCAAAGTTGTCGACGCCATCGACCAGCGCCCCGGTCGGATCTGATCCTGTGTACGCCAGGCGGCGGAAGCCACCAACCCTGTTTTGTAGATCCGAGAATTTGTAGACAGGCGACAGTACAGCGATCACGCCATTTCGGCCCGACAGCTGGGATCGAGTGCTTGACTCGACCCAATTGCCCCAGACGCGACTTCCCAATGTCAAGCCGCCGACTGCTCCGAAGCCATTGCCAGCAAATCGACTGTTGAGAACCTGGTTCCGCAGCCCCCGGTTCAGCGACACGCCCATGCCTGCGTTGTTGATCAACTCGCAGTTCATGACGATCGAATCGCTCGTGAAATCATCGAACGCGATGCCGTGCGCTTCATGGGTCGATGTCGTCTGGGCCCAGACCATGTCACGCACGAAGCAACGGTCGTACAACATCCCCTTGGTGGCATAGGTGCACATGTCCACGCCATTGGTGGTCTGCGCAGTCGTGGGCAACGCCGCGCCGCCGTTCACATAGACGCGCTGGGTCGTAACGTCAAACCCGAACTCGCCAACCGCTGGTGCCGTTTGCGCGTTGGTCGTTCTCCGCATGTTCCAAATAGATCCAATTCGCATGTGCAGGATCTCGATGTCGGGCACAGATTTGTTGTAGATGCTGGCCACGCTGACATCAAACCAATAGGTGGTTCCGCTCGCAAGCGTGAAGGTCGGGAAAACGTCCCGCAAGGTACCCATGGAGAAGGACGACATCCCGAGGCCGTCAGCTCTCCATCCGCCACCGAGAGTCTTGCAGCCGCGCAAGCGCACACCGTGCAACACGCCGTTGATCCATTTGCCCGCGCATCCAGAGGTATGAAAGCCGCCGACCGCACCGTTGATCGCATCGACGTTGATGATGTCGATGTCATAGGCTGTGTTGTACGCGGTTGTCCGCGAGCCACTTTGCCCGTTGGCCATCACCCGCACAGGGGCGCGAAGCGTTGACGCAATGTTCGGATAAGTACCGCTGATGGTGCTGGTGACCCCTGTGATTGTGCTGTTTTGCACAACGACCGAGTAGATATCCTGCTCGCGTGAGCCGTTGGTGATCACGACGCCAGATTTGTCGCCTCCACTAAGGCTCGCGTCCACATCGATGTCGGCGAATGAGCAGTTCTCGCTTTCGATGAGGACCGTATATGGCCCCGCCACCGATGACTGGCTGGACTGGACGACCGGGCGCGGCAAAGATGGGTCGCCGTAAGCGCCCATGTGGCGATTGTTGCCCCCAAGGCGGATGGCATCTCCGGTGTCGTGGACTAGGCGGGTGGCGCGCTTCAGACAGATCATGTCGGCCAACTGGTAGTTTGTCACTGCCCCGGTCCACGCACCTCCAGCCGCGCTGTGCTTGAGGGTCTTTTTGGGATTGGCTGGCGTGCCGTCCCCCGCATCGTTCCCATTGATAGGGTCAACACAGATGATCCGGTTCACGTCGCCTACGGTGGTGTGCGTGTACAGGCTTCGGTCATTTTCGTAGACCTGAATGGGGCCCCCAGTGCCTCCCGTGTCATACCAGGAATAGGTAAACGTCGCATCATCCGCCCCCCTCACCGCAACAAGGGAGGCGGGGTCCGACGTCAACCCCCTGAACACCGGCGCCAACTTCGTGCGCACCACCGCCGTGCCCGCAGCCTTCGGCGCCATGCACACCCCCACACAGCTGCCCACACCCGACACACTGGTGATCCGCTTTTTAGCAGCATCCCAGAACAACTCGGTGCCCGGCAGGTAGCTCTGGGTGGATTCAGCCACCAGGTCAAACACACCCACCGTGGACAGGTCCACCGCTTCGCCCAGCTTGGCCTCCTTGGCGCTCACGCCAAACACCGAGCCAACCTGTACCGCTTCGCCATTGGCCAGGTCATACGGGGCCTCCATGGTGACGACTTCACCATCCATCACATAGTTCTTCATGATTGCTGTCCTTGATCGGCCGCCTTGCCGGCCGGGTTGTTTGTCGGTTTGCCCTTCAGCAGCATCACCAGGGCGTCCCAAACGCCCGCTTTCTGAAGCCGTTTGATGTCCGTCTCCAGCTCGCCGAAAACCTTCTCGGGGTCATCACCCCGGCGGCGAATCTTTTCGCTGAAGCTGCACAGCCCACCCGCGATCTCATGCAGATCAGCCTGCACGTCATCCAGCGGGTTCACGTAGTCCCACTTGGGCGTGCTGTGGTCCACCGTGTAGCTCAGCTCGCCACGGATCAAGCCGCCCAGCTGGGCGTACTCGGCGAACACATCACAGATGCGCTGGCACAGCATCGGCACCACCACATGCCACTGCAGCTGCTCCACCTCGCGGCGGAAGTCCAGCATGCGGATACGGGCGCTGCTGTAGTTCACTTTGGTCATGTCGCCCGTGGCCTGCTCGTAAGTGAAGCCAGCGCCAGCGCACACCAAGCCGATGTTGTAGCGGCAGTAGTCCACAAAGCCCGGCGCGGCTTTGGGCTCCACCACCGTGAAGTTCATGCCCGGCGGGGCCTGGAAGATGCCACCACCGGCCAGCTCGCCCAGCTGGCCCACCTTGGCCATGTCCTGGCCTTCGAACCCATTGGCCAGCCCACCCACATCGCCACTGGCGATCACGCCCATGCGCGTCTCCAAATTCTTGCGGGCGATCTCGGCGTCTTCCAGCGTCTGCAGGTCGCGCACCCGGTTGATCACCGGCGACAGGCGCGGGAAGCCGCGCTGCTGCCCTGGGCGTTGAGGTGCGTACAGGTGGATGATCTGCTCGGCCGGCACCCGCTTGCTGGTCATGCCACGGGCCCGCAGCAGGGCGATCTCGCCCGGGTGCTGGTCCCACAGCCAATAGGCCACGCACTTGCCCAGCACGTCATATTCCTTGCCGCCGATCACACGGTTGCCGTTGTCGGCGCTCACCCGGATGTTGTCCAGCCAGTCCACTTCCAGCAGCTGCAGCTGCACGGGCACCGGCAGGCCGTCTTCCTTGCGGCGGGCCCGGATGCGCACCAGCACCTCACCATCGGCGTCCATGGTCCGCACAGCGGCGGCCTGCAGACCGTAGATGTCCAGGCGGCCATCGGCATCGGCCTTGGGGCCCCAGGTCTTCCACAGGGCCGCCAGCTTGTCACCCTGGGCCCCGGTCCACTTCGGCTGAATGCCCGTGCCCACGATGTGCGCCACGCGGGCGTTCATGCCCGCCGCGATGTACTCCACGTTCTGGATCAGGTGCCGCGACTTGGCGCGCAGCATCGTGGCATCGGCCTGGTGGTCGGTGTTGGCGCTGGCGCCGCTGCGGCGCGGCTTCCACGGGTCGGCGGGCGAGGCGGCGGCATAGGCCCGGCTCAGCAGCTGGCGGTGGAAGTGGCGCTGCAGCCCGCGCTGGGGAGAGATGCGGCCGATCAGCCGGTCCAACAGCGTGGGCGCCACATAGTCGCGTACAGGATCACGTGCTCCCATGGTCACTCCCGGCGCGTCACGAAGGTGGGGTAGTACGCCATCTGCTTGGATGACGCGGGGCGGGCTTGCCCAGCCACCACCGTGGCCACGTGCGCGCGGGCCTTCAGCAGGCTGTCGGTGTCGCGGTAGCGCACCTTTTGGCCGTCGATCTCCACCTCCAGTTCAGAGGTGGCGATGGCGGCGTCCAGGCGGTCAAGGTCGGATTGAGTCAGGGCCATAGGCCCCGAAAATATCGGGCGGCGTGTCTCACGTCACCGGAATGGGTGAGACAGATTCAGCGCCCGCCCGCCGTCTTGATCGCCCGGTACACCGTGGCCCGGCTGATCTGCAGCCGCCGCGCCACCTCGGTGGCATTGCGCCCGTTGAACAGCTGCAGCACCTTCTGCGCCGTCTCCCGGCTCAAGTCGCTGCGCACATCGCGGCTGGCCCCGCTGCGGATGTAGGTCTCCACCCCGCCGAACTCATCGCGCACCGCGCGCTTGGCCTCATCCAGGTCTTTCACCTGCTGCCCGAACTCGGGCGCCATCTCCAGCAGGTAGTCGAAGATCCGGTCCACCAGGTCGGGCTCGGCGGCGATGGCGGCGGTCAGCCTGGGCGTGGGGTCTTGCTTGCTCATGGTCATCATCTCCAGCGGCGCGGCACGTAAGAGCGCGCGGCCTGCGTTGGCTGCTGCGGCTGCTGTGGTTCTGGTGTGGCAGGGGAGGGGGCCTGGGCCTGGGCCGCCTCATTGGCATCGGCGGCGGGCGCGGGCGCCGCCGATGCCAATGAGGC